GATGTCCTCCAGAAACGAAAAACCCGCCACATGGGCGGGTTCGGGTGGGTGAGAGTGTTGTTTCGGCGAGCGCTACGGATTGCCGCCGAAGATCTTCAATTTCATCGCGATGCCCGCCAGTAGAGCCAACATCACGCCGGTGGTGATCAGGTGGACGGCTGTCTGCACGGCGGTGCGTCGCACAAAGCGGATGCAGTCGAGCAGTGAGCGAAGATCGCGGATGTCGAGGGCCGCGTCCTTGCCATCGATTCCGGCGTCGGCCAGCGCGCGTTTGGCACCCGCTTCGGCGGCGCGTGTCAGCATTGCCTGGAATTCGATCTCGGACATGCGCATGTCGCCTTGATCGGCGCGGGGTGGCGTCATGACGAGATGATCCCGACTTCCGTCGGCAGCGCGGCCGTGGTCCAGGGTGTGCTGTCGGCCGGGTTCACATCCCATGTCGAATAGACCGGACTGGCCATATCCGGCGACGGCGTGCCGGGCGACGCGTCATAATCCACCCCGCCGATCCGAAGGAAACCTGCAATACCGGTTGGTCCTGCTGTCCCGAGCTGAGCGAGCTGCTTCACATGCACGCCCGCGATGGCCGAAGCCCCGGCAGGCCCCGTCGGCCCCGCCAGCGAAAATGACATGCGCTGACCGGCAATGTCGCTCGCGGCACGGGTGGCAATGTCGCCGTCCTTCACCGCATCGACGCCGCCCGAGAAGGCGTCATAGGTCGCGACCAGATCCGGCGTGCGTCGCGCAAACCGCCGTCCGATGGTCGAGACGCCATCAAGGACTGCGATATGCGCGTAATAACAAATGGCGGGATTGTAGAAATCGAAAAGGCCGTAGTTCTTCCACACGCAGCGAACGGGTCGACCCTTGCCACCGGCGTTGGCTGCTGTTGCACTGCTCTGCAGGACCCCATCAGCGTAGAACTCGATGGTGATGTCAGCGCCTACAGCAATCTTCACATCGACCCAATAGACTTGGTTCGTGGCAGCGACGAAGGAGGAAGCGCCGTCGACACTGGTGTCACCCACCGCCATCGCGTGATATTTCTCATCGTCCCGCTCAGTTCTGACAATCGCAACAAGCGCATTTGTGTCGTCGTAAAACTCGAGGAAGGTGCCGTCCGTGCCAATAATGTGGGCGTTGACCGACGGCGCTTTGTATCGGAATCCCAGCCAGACATCACCCGCGGGCAAGGACCACGAGGCAGAAAACGGGACTGCGCTCGTCTCACCCGTGTTGATCCGGATGCAATTGACGTCGAGATCGGCGTCGAATCCTGCCGCATCGGTACTGATGCGGCCCTCGACGCCCGCAAGGTCGGTGACCTGGTGTCCAAGATGGAGAATGTGGCTCATGGGAGTACCTCGATATAGAGAGCGGCCTCGGCGGCCGTGAGACGGGACTGGCCGCCCCATTCGTTGAAGATGTCGATGTCTGGGATGGTGAGGCGCGCGTCACCGCCAAAGCCGATCCAGATGACCGCCTCCGCGATGGTCAGCTGTACCGCCCCGCCGCGATCCAGGAAGATCACCGTCTCGGCAACGGTCAGGCGCGCGTCGGCCCCGATCTCAGTCCAGGCAGAGACCTCGGCGACCTTGATCCCGTCCGGCATGAACAGCCGGATCGACCGGACTTGCCAAGCCTCGTAGCTTATAGTCCCGGTCGTGCGGCGCGCCTGCACCTGGACTTCGAAATGCTTCGTGCCAGTGGGCGCTGCGAGGATCGGCACATCCTCCTTGGTCAGCGTGAGGCTGTTGGCGGCGCCCACATCGATCACGGCGGCGGGCGGCTCCAGCGTCGCGTCCGTGTCGGGATCGACCCAGCGGATCTCGACCGCGTAGGTGACACCTGGTTCAGGCCCGATATCGGCCGCGTCATAGGCATCGAATAGGCTACTGGTCTGGGTGAGCCTGTCGCGATGAGACCAAGTCAGAAGGACCGGGCCGAGGTTCAGCACGTTCGGGTTTACGACCGACACACCATTGCCGCGCAGATCACCGGGTGGCAGCGGGCGGATGGCTCGGCTGGCCAGCGTCACGGCGTCTTCTGGTGCCTGTGCGAGTGGAAGCGTCCCGAAACCAGTTTCGGGCAGCATCTTGATTGTCACCGTTTCTCCGGTAGCGAACCCCGCTTCCGACGCATTCGCCAGCTGCTGCCAGCAGATGATCGGCGTCCCTGCGGGATGGGCTTGCGGCACCGTGTCGAGACAGCCGCGCCCGACGGTCAGCGCCGTGGCACTCACCCCGTCGATCCGGACCAGCTCGTCGCCGATCGCTGCCAGCGTGCCGATGGCCACGTCTCCAAGCCCGGTCCAGTTGCCGACGGTCAGCACGCTCTCGGCCGGATCGTCGCTGACCTCCGAGACCAGCAGTGCCGTCGGCACGAACTCGACCGCCTCTTCGAGCGTGTAGCCGGCCCCGCTGTCGCTCCAGACCTGGGCCGAGAGCGCATCGGCCGACGGACGTTCCCCGGCCGCAACGATCGCGCCTGCATCTGGATCCTCGTCGAGAAGCGCATCGGCCTGTGCATGTCCCAATTCCTGGACGAGCAACCAGTATGGCGCTTCCGCCACCCAGCGACGTGTCAGCGGCTTGGGCGGCAGGATCAGGCTCCCTGGGTCGCCGCTTTCACCGCCAACGAGCGCGGTCTCGCCAAGCCCAAAAACATCCTCGGCGATCTTGAGGCGCACGCCATTTGCGCGCCCGTCGCCATGGTCGATCTCAACGATGCGGACCACAACACCGTCGAGCCCGCGCCTCGGGTTTGACAGCACGATCACATTGCCCGGATCGAGATTGGCTCCAACCCGCGAAACGGTGATCTCGCCCGAGAGGATTGGTGCCGACAGCGCGCGCAAATCGCGTTCGGCGACCCGCACCGCAAGGGACTCGAAACGAATGCCTGGGTAATCGACCGTCGCGCTCACCACCTGACCCAGATCCTGGACAAGCGCGGTGTCGGTGACGCTGACCGATCCGGTCTGGTCAGTGCGGGCGTCGGAGAACTTCGCCGTGACGCTGTTGACGAGATCAGCGGCCTCGCGGCGGCCCAGCTCGCCCCAATCGACGACATTGGTCTCGTCGAACACAGGCAGCGTCTCGGGATCATAATCAGCGCGAATGAGGCGCAACTCCCAGCGGCCCGAGCGGCGATCGACATAGAGATAGGCGTCGATGTGCTTCAGTACGTCGGCGATAAAGTCCTCGATGGTCGATTCCCGCTGCCAGAGCAGCGACAACCCGAAGCTCTCGGAGAACAGCGCGTCCGCGGCGATGGCAAAGCTGGGGCCGATATCCGCAAAGGTATGACCAAGACCCCAATCTCCGTTGGTCAGGCTTTCCCGGATGATATGGGCCGGGTTCATGTCAGGGCCTTGCCCGAAGGCTGCGCGCAGCGAGGCCACCAATGCATCGGGATCGCCGGGCGGCACGACGGGCACGCCATCGACAGGCGTGTTGTCGATCTGGGCGGTGGCGCTGGTGTCCGACAGCGCGATGTTGAAGGCAAAGACATCGACCTCCGAGATGCCGGAAAGCGTTGCGATGGCGGTCTGCAGGGTCGAGGCCGGGCTCGGTTCACCGTCAGTCACGAAGATCAGGATGCGGCGTTTGCCACCCGAGCCGTTGAAAAACGCCCCTGCCTGGCTGACGGCCACCCCGAAATCCGTCCCGCCGCTGACGGAGCTTGAAAGCGCATCGACCCAATCCTTGAGCTCCCCGTAGGCCGTGACATCGGCGTCGCGCCGCAGGATCGTGCCGGAGACGGAGGAGTTCCAGGTGACGATCTGGACGTCGTTGGGCTCCAGGGCGTTCTCGCCGATCTCTTCCACCAGACGCGAGACGGCAGCAATCTGCGCCGCCATGCGCGATCCCGACATCGAGCCCGAGGCGTCCATGGCAATGTAGATCGCGGCATTCCCGATCCGGACTTCTGGTACGATCTGTGCTTTCTCGGGATACCATTGCGGGCCGCCATCCTCGGCCTTCAGGATCCGCGTCAGGCGCACCGACCAGGGCTTGAGATAGGGATTGAGGCCGAGAAATACCTGCCGCAACACGAGGCTGCAGATCCCGCGATACCCGGGCACATCAGCCCCGGCTCGTGACGCGAGATAGTCGTTTTGCGCCTGGGTCGGCGCGCCCATCAACACGTCGATGTCGCCGACAATGCCGCCTTCGCGCTTCTCTCCGCCGAAGAGATCGGGCTTGTTGATCCGAATGCGCCCGCCTGCAGCCCCGCCGTTGAGACTTGGCACGCTGGCCGCATCCGAAACCGACGCCGATTGGGCCGTGAACGCCGTGGCAGCGGGCTCGACGAGCCATGTGGTTACACCGGCGCTCGCATCAAAGCTCACGGCCTGCACGGTCACGGTCCGGGTCGTGTTGTCCGTCAGAAGCTGCAGGTCATAACTCTGGCCGAGCCGGATCCCACTGAGCGTGCCCGGGAAACGGACCTCGGCCACACTGTCGCCTTCTGCCGCCGCGGTGGCGGACATACCCGTTACCGCGCCGTAGCTCGCCAGCGCGCCGACGCCGGTTCCTTGCGACGTGCTCTGACCCGTTCCAATCGACCAGGCCGTGCGGTCATCAACCCGGATCTCACGGATCGCATCCACAGGTCCATGACAGAGCGCCAGATGCGCCCCGAGCGAATAGCGGTAGCCGACGGTCTGCGACTTTGAACGACCACCCATGGCTCAGGTCTCGCTCGCGGTGTGCGCAGCGCGTTTCTCTGCCTCCGCAATCACGCGGAATGCCAGCGCATCGCCGGTGGCAGCCAGCACGTCGGCAGGCAGCCCGTCTGCGAGGAAGGCCTGCCAGTCGAGACCATGACGCCGAAACCACGGCCGCGCGCCCTGAAAGCAAAGCCGCGAGGCGCGCAGATCCTGCACGGTGACGATCAGATCTTCGCTCATTTCTTGCCGCCCTTCTTGCGGATCGGATCGACCTTCAGATCCCCGGCCCAGACGACATTCGGGCCGCGCAGCAGCATGGTGCCGAAGACCACTGGGATTGGACGGCCTTCCTCAGCCGTCGGCAGGTCGAAATCATCAAGCCCTGCCGCCTTTGGGGCCTCGAGTTTCGGCTTGGGCGACAGTGCATAGGAGATCGCCGTCAGAACGAGGCTGGCGACGATCTGGACGACGAAGTTCCAGACCATGGTAAATTCTCAGATTTGGGTCAGACGATGCTGGTGCCGCCGAACGGATTGCGGCCGGGAATGTCGGGAAAGCCGCCGAAGTTCAGGAGATTGCCGAACTTGGCCTTGCAGGTGTCGCGCCGCAGATCACAGCCGGGGGCGATCTCGACGAGCGCCAGGGCTTCGGGATCATCAATGGCCGCCTCCAGATCGGGCATGCGGCCGGAGAGCGTCAGTGCATCTCCGACATGCCCAGCGATGAACCCCAGAAGGCCCGCGTGGCGCAGCACACCACCCCGGAACCAGCCGTTTGGCAGCAATGCGGCCTCGGGGACGGTGATCGTCAGGCCCTGATGCGAGCTCGCCGTGCCCCCGACAAAAAATGTCTCGATGTCGAGGCGGCAGCCCCGGGAATAGAGCGCATGACGACAAAGGCGCTGGTATTTGGCGCGGACGCCCTCGCGGCGCATAGATGTAAAGAGGGATTCACAGCGCAGGGTGATGCGCCGCCCTTTGATGCGGGCCGAGACCACGCGGCCCTTCCAATGCGCAACCACCTCCGTTGGCACCTGTTCGTGCCCTCGAAAGATGGTGAGCGTCGTGACCGCCCGGCCGCGCGGTCCGAGATAGCGGCGGGCGAAAGGATCGGAGAGCGGAAAGGAGACGCTGAGATCGACCCGCCGTGGGTCGCTGCTCTGGACGACGGAGCCGTGGCTGACCGCTGAAGGGTCCCAGATCAGATCCTCAATCTCATCGGCGATGGCCCCTGCAGGCGAGGTCCAGGCGGTGGCTCGGCTGGTGTAGCGCCAGACCTGATTGCCCTCTGCAAAGAGATAGAGGAAGTACGGCCGCCCTTCGGCGGTCGAGGTCTCGGCAAGATCATAGGTCATCCGGGTATCTCGATCAGACTAGCCGCGAACTCGGACCGATTGCCACAATGCTCGATCTCAATGCGATCTGTATCGAGCCGCACCTTGGTCAACAGATGAATGGGCGTTGTGACGGGAATGCTCTTGCCCGGTGCCGCGATGGTCAGACGAACACCGAGCGCGTCATAGACGGCATTGTTGATCTCGCGGAACACCGGGCCAGAGGCGAGATCGAACATCACATGCCGTCCTATCCAGACGCCGGGATCGGCGTTGGCTGCCACGACGAAAGACGTGGCCGAGGACGTGACCGCCGCTTGCAGGACCAGTTCACGGCCCCAAGTCGGAAGCCAGAAGGCTCGTTGGCGGCCACGCAACCCATGCAGCCAACTCCGGCGTGTCCAGCGCGCGGCACCCCGGTCCATGAGTGTGATGGTCGACCGGCGCTGGACATGGGTCAGCACCGGTTCGATCACGATAGGACCGAAGCCGTTGTCAATGTAATCCACAGACTTACCCACAGCCTCACTCAGCGATTGGCGCAGTACGGGGGGATCGGTCAGCACATCAAGCCCGAGATGGGTGGGGTAGCTGCTCGCAGCCAGATCGATCCCGTCTTGCGACGTGAATGTCGCGGTGACCGTACCCAGCCCCTGACGGCGCCGGTCGATCTCGATAGGCCGCGTCAGGATCCCGATGCCAACCGGGGCCACAATCGGATGCACAAACGTCACGCCCGCTGGCGCGGCCAGCTCCAACCGGTCCGGCAAGACCGCGCTGACCTCCACGAGGAATGCCTCCCCGCCATCAGCGACGATGCCGGCCTGTCCCGGCGCCTCAAAGGTTCCCTCGCTGGTATCTACGAACACCGCAAGGTTGGCGGCATCGATTGCTGCCGTCGCCCGACGCGCCAGATGCCAGAGAGGCAGGATCCAATCGTCAAGCGCCCCCGCCCGGGCGAGCTCGGCGGCACGCGCGAGGCCGGTCCCATCGAGTAAATGCGTAAAGGTCAGGATTGACCGCGGTACCGTCCGGAGCGCGATACGCTGCTCGGCCGCCTCGGTGATCAGCGTATCGGTTTGCCATTCCAGCACTTCGGTGACCGGCTGGCGCACCGGGAAGGGCCAGAGGTCAGGCATCCAGTCCTCCCCGGTTGCGCCGGATCACGTTTACGATCAGCCGCTCACCTGCGGGCGTCGCCAGATAGTCACCAACAATCGACGGATCCAGAACGTTGACGATGCGGGTCGCGGACTGAGCGCCCTCACCGCTCGCCTCAACGCCAAGCCGACCGCCCCGGCCTCGGCGCAGCGGCAGGATGGCCTCGGGGCCTGCTTCGCCCATCAGCCCGATGCCGCGGGCAAAGGGAAACACGGTTGGCCGTGAGACCACGCCACCGCTGGCAAAGGCTGTGATCTCGCCCGCCTGCCCAAAGGCTCCGCCGCGAGCGAAGGTGCCGCCAATCCCGAACAGACCGCCAAGCGCGCTGGTCAGCCAGCCAAAGAGGCCGCCACCCCCGCCGGTGCCCGCGCCCGAAAAGGCACGAAACAGCGCGTCCTCAATCGGTTTGAAGGCGTTATCAATCAGACGGTTGGCCAGGTTCTGTGCGATCCCCGATATTGCGCTCGCGAAGGTTTGCCAGCTGAGTTCGCCCGACTTCAGAGCCTCCTTGATCGGCCCGGTGATATCGTCGGCCAGCCCTCGCGCGATTTCTTGCGTGCGTTCCACTGCCGCCCGGGCCGCATCCCAGGACTGTCGCGCAACATCGGCAGCGCTTTGTAGCGCGCCTCCGGCGCGACCAGCAGCTGCGGCTGTCTCATCGAGGGTGGCTGCGGGTCCACCTGTTTCATCTTCGGCCAAAGCAGCCTCGAAGCGATCCGCCGCCATGGTTGCTCCGTCGAGCGACGTCTCTGCCTCGGTTCCGGCATTGCGCATCGCCATTCGCAAGGCCTCAAGAGCTTCAAGCGGCTGCAGGGCCCCGTCTGCGAGAGTGGCAGCAGTCCGCCTCCATGCCTCTGCTGAGGCGGCGGCGTCATTGGCTGCGCCCGAAAACCCCAGGTCCGGAACAGCCAGCGGGTTGTCTGCGAACGCTCCGGCAAAAGCATCTTGCGCGGCATTGGCCGCCTGGGTCGCAGCACCCGCAAAACGGTTCTCAAGCTGCCCCAGATCGAGATCGGCGATCAGGCCGATCCGCCGCTCAACGCCAAGCGCTTCAAGACCGGCGTTCACGCCTCCGATGAAGCCATTGATCCGGGAGACGACGCCGTTCAGCATCGCCTCGACGCCTTCGATCAGGCTGTTCGCCGCCTGAAACGCGAGATCGCCTATGGCGGTAGGCAAAAGCCCCCAGACGGCCTTGATTGCCTCAAAAGCCCCCTCGAAACTGTTCACGGCCGCATTGGCAAAGCCGACGACGCCCTCGAGCGCGCCCTGCATCGCGGCAGCCGACGCCGCCTGAACATTCGCAAAGGCCGCCATCGCAGAGGCTGCAAAGCTGCCAGCCCCCATCTTGATCCGCTCCCAGACCTCGCTCACGAGGTTGCCCAGCAGTGCCATGGCGTTTCCGAAGCCACCTGCTCCGGAGACAAGCTGGCCGAACTGGTAGATCAGTTCACCCGCGCCAACGATCAGCGTCCCGATCCCGGTTCGGATCAATGCGCCACGCATCACGACAAGCGCGGTTGCAAGGCCGCGTACGGAAATCGCCGCAGCTACCATTCCGGCTACCCAGCGCCCGGCCAGGAGGGCCGCGAACGTACCAGCGTAGGTGGCAATGCGACCGATGTTGTCGAAGAGCCCCCGGATCGCAATCCCGAGCGGTCCGGTTCGACTGGCCACGGCCGCCATGGCATTTGCGACCGCTTCGAGCGCGGGAGCCGCGGCAACCGCTAACTGGTTCGACAGCCCGCGCCAAACGAGGCCAAGACGGGAGATCGCGTCGTTGGTGCGCTCGATCTGGTCGGCATCCTGTTCGGAGACAACGACACCGAACGCAAGGACGTCCTCAGTCGCCTGACGCAGGGTTGCGGTGTCGATCCGCGACATCGCGATAGAGCCTTCCTCACCGAAGAGCTGACCCGCGACAGCGGCGCGCTCGGCGACCGGCACGAACTCCTCGATGGCCGCGTTGATCGCCCCCACCCGCTGATCCAGCGGCAGGGCAATCAGGTCGGTGGCAGACAATCCCAGCCGCTCCAGCGCGTCGGCGGCTGGACCTGTCCCGGCAGCCGCTTGGCTGAGGCGGCGCGTCAGGTCTTTCGTCGCCTGTTCAATGCCGGACATGGAGACACCGGCCAGTTCGCCCGCACGCTCGAGGGTTTGGATCGAGGCGACCGTCGTGCCCAGCGATTGCGCTAGCTTGGCCTGCGCATCCACCGTTTGCAGTCCCGAACGGACCATGGCCACGCCAGCAGCAGCGGCTGCGGCGACCGCAGCTGCAGCGGCAATCCGGACGCGCCGCGAGAATGCAGCCAGCCGAGCGTTGGCCGCTTCCATCTCGCGGCTGAGCCGCCCGAACCCGCGCGCCCCGGCTTCGCCCACACCTTCCAGTTCGGCGCGCACCTGTCGGCCGCCGACGGCAGCAAGGCGGACCGAAACGCGCTTCTCAGCCATGGGAGTGATCCATCTGTTCGTTGAGTTTGGCGACCATCACCGCTTCGATGACAGGCAACAGTTCAGCTGCTGCGGCAGGTGGCACGCCGAGTGCATCACCGAGTGCAAGTGCTGCCGACATGTCCCAGCCGACAACCGCGCCGGGCAGCACGCGCAGCTGGCCGCCGAGTCGATCGACTAGGTCCCAGACCTGCCAGCCTTCGAATGTGATAGGACGGTTCAGCCGCGCCGGGCAGTCCGGGCAGGCTTGCGCGCAGGCTTCGCAGTAGCGCTCGCCCCCGCCGAAGGACCATTCGGCAAGGACGCGGAGACGTTTTTTTCCTGTTCCAGCAGCAAGCCTTTGGAGACATAGGTCAGCTGAAAGGCCTCGAATATCGGCCAGATGTCGAGAAGCGCGTCGATGGCCTCAGGGTTCGGCTCGATTGCGTTGCCATCAGCATCACCGATACCCTCCCATGCAAGCACGGCCCGCCGCGCCAGCGCCTTGGCGAAGGCAACGGCGCGTTCTTCGTCAGATGCGGTCTCAGGGACCGCCTCCACAGCGGTGTCGCTGCGCGTTGCAACCATCAGTGCGGTGGTCAGCGGGCGCAGTTGCACCCGGACGCCGGGCGCGAGGTCATGCCAGCGCGGGGCGTTCGTCAGATCGAGCGTCAGCATCAGTATACCTCAATGTCGTTGATCAGGGTGGCGGTGCACATCCGCCCGACCAGACTGTCGCGCGCGGCCTGCCAGTCGAAAGTCGCCTGAACGCCCTGCGGACCGGAAATCTCGATGCGGGGGCGTGGCAGATAGACGGAATGCACGGTGAAGGTGAAACTTTCGCCAGAGGGCAGCACATAGGCAAACTCGAGCTCACAGGGATCGCCATTGATCGCCTGTGTCACCAGCGTCTGGTCGGCGAAGCGGACCTCAATGGAGCCGGTCAGCGCGGCAATAGACGGGTCTGCTCCATCGATCCGTCCGTCCGAGCGGATGGTCTCGATCCGGTCGAGGTTGTTGGCATATGTGATGTCGGCCGAGACGACGTTGCCGAGGGCGGAGCCGTTGCGCGTGATCGATCCGTTGAAATGGCCAAAGCGCTGCAATTCGAGAGCGGCTGGCGTGCCTGCACTGGTGGTTGTGCCGACCGTCTCGCCCTGTGCCACCAATCGGGCCGTCGCGGTCAGCAGGCCAGATCGCTGCATCTGCCAATTGATCTGGTCGAGCACGCATCCGGAATACATCGCGTAGCGCGGCACCTCGGGCATGCCGGTCTCGATGGACATGCTGGGCAGAGTCCAGGACCCCGACTGGAACTCATGCGTCCAGGGGCCGGGGCCGGTCGTGGTCGGGTCACCAAAGGCTGCCTTCAACCAGAACCCGAACGCCTCGGCGTCGAGCGGCACCACGACATCGCCATCCGCCGTCACTGCATCCTTGATCGGTGCCAGCGGATCGCGGCCGTAGCCCAGCAATTCCGAATTGAGCAGTGGTTGCTCCGCCCCCAGCGAAGTGCTGGCGAAGGGCATCTTGGTGAAGCCACCCACAGGCGGTGTTCCATAGGTCGTCTCGAACGCAAGCGCCATCTGCGCCCGCGCCCCTTGGGCTCGTGCCATCGTGCTCTCCTCAGATTGTCGGGATCAGCTGAGTGGGTCAGCCGTTGAATAGTGCAGGACCACCGGGATGACGGCGGCCTTCAGGCTCGCCGCGCCCTCGACGGGCAGATCGACCGGTCGCGGTGCTTCCGCCTCGACCCAGTCACAGAGGCCGCCCAGCGTACGGTCAGCGGCGAGCGCCCCGCCAATGCTGGCGGTCAGGATGTCAAATGTAGCGTCACGGTTGGCGCCCTGCACGACTGCCTCGATCTCGGCGCGGTGCTGATAGTGGTACGCGAGCGGCGACAACGTGACCTCGGGCTCACCCGGTTCACCGTCGCGCAGGATCAGCAAGCCATCGGTCGGCACGCGCTCGGGTACCACGTCACCGCGCAGGGCTGTGGCGGCAAGCGCCGAGAGCCGCGCGTGCAGCGTGGTGAGGATGGTTTCACGGAGGGTAGGCATTGCTTCTCTACGCGATACTGGCAGTAATGGTGCTCGAAATGCTATCCATCTCGCCGAAGGTCCATAAATGCTTGCAGAAGATTGGTTAGAACGCAGCCAGCCAGGTTATCGTGAACTGGCCCAGGGCGAGAGGTCAGCAGTTGCTGGTTTTTCGATTATATGGAGCGTTTTTGAAGCGGCCGCTCTATCGGGAAGTGGAAGCGTGCGTTCGATTGGTCAATTCATTGACGGAAATAGGGAAGCGCTTGTTGATTTCGCACCACTTCAAGCACCCCTTGATTACTTCCAAGACCGTTATGTCGAGGACGGCGCTATAAATCTCAGGTTTGACCATTTGAATTTCCGAAGAAACGATAATCGCGAACTTGTCGAAGCCGTATTGCTTGGGAGAAACGATGACAACGCTGAAAAGGCGAAGGCCTTGCTCATTATTGTATATCGGCTGAGGAACAATCTTTTCCATGGCTTGAAGTGGGCGTACGAAATGCGTGACCAACAAGCGAATTTTGAGCATGGAATATTGGTCATGACCAATGTTTTAGATTGCTGCCGCAGATAGTCTATCGGACCTCGAAGTGGCTCTGCTTGCTTACTTTCATCGGCTCTCCACCCAGTTCGCGACGATCAACCCCGGCACACTATCGAGCGCCCGCTCGGCTTCACGGTCGAGATCAAGCCGCTTCGGCAGCTTTACCTGCGGGACGAGCAGGAAGATCGGCGCTGTGACCTGGTTACGGCCGGTTTTTGAGCGCGATGCCACCGCCTGACCGCGTTTGTTGATCCGCGCGCGGTCCGCCACCAGCAGGCTGGGTCCTCGGCGGCGGTAGACGAAGCGCAAGCGTAGACCGCGCCGGCGCTCCCATTCGCCGGGGGTGATCCGGCGACCGCGCAGACCTCGGCCTGCTGCTTCGGTCGGGATCGCGAGGTAGAACCCATCTTTCGAGCGGATCAGCGGGCCGCTGTCGTGGGCGTCCACGATAACCGGGGCCTTGGACCAAACCAGCGCGGCGGCATCAAGGCTCTCGCCCGACCGCGGGAAGTTTTGGTTGCGGATCGAGTTGGCAAGCCGCCGTCCGAGCCCCGCGCCAGTGATCTGGGTGCGCCAGGCAGTCTTCAGCCCGGTCCCGGCCTCGCGCATGGCGGCCGTAACTGCGCGTTCGCCCGCCGCGACCTCGGCTGCCATCATAGCCACGATGTCGGGATCGATGTCGAGCTTGAGCTTCACGCGGGCCTCAGATCCACGGTCCAGACCAGCCGCTCGCGATCCCGCACCGGCTCTCCCTGAATGAGGAAGGCGTCCCCGTCGATCTCCAAGCGGTCGCCGGGGCGTGGATTCGCAACCTCGTCTACGCGCAGGTCGATACGAGTGGTCTCGGACCAGAGCCGCGCGTCGCCGAAGTCGGTGATCGCATCGGCTTGCCGTGAGACGACGCGCACCAGAACGGGCGCACCGCCATCGGAGGTGTAGACCGCTTCGCGCCCGATGTTGGGATCCGCGAACAGCGCATCAACGACAGCGGCAAACGCCGTCATTAGAAGCTCGCGTTCAGGCGCACGCGGCCGATCACGTCGCCCGCACCACCAGCAACAGCTTCTGTGGCCACGCCGATCAACGTGTTCGATGTGGCCACGCTTGTGGTGCGCTTGTTGGTGTCGTCCCAATAGACCTTCGCGCCGACTGTCCAGGCCTGCGAGCCAACCTTGATGAGGTCGAACACGCCGGTCAGGGCGACTTCGACAGGTTCGTTCAGAGCAGCGTCCCCGGATGCGATGCCGAAGATCGAGCCGACGAGCAAGCCGTCGCCGGAGGTCACGGCATAGGGCGCGGTCAGGGTGATGGTATTGCCGGGCTGGACGTAGTTTTTCATTGCAGGATCCTTTTCAAACGGGAACGGGCGGCCCGATTGGACCGCCCGTCAGAGGTGAGATGTCAGGGATGGCCCGACCTATGCACCCGGGTTCTTGTAGAGGCCGCGCCAGTCGATGGCCTTGGCGCCGAAGTCGAGGCGGCACTTGATCTCGACCCCGTCGACGTCGAAGCCGTTGCGCGTCTCGATATACGCGCCTTGCTG